CAGGACTTTTCGTTGGAATTGCAACGTTTCGTCTCGTTTTGGCCCACTTTTGAGGAAAATGGCCAAAAACTTTTTTGAAAAGATACGCTGTTGCGGAGGCTTCGTCACGCCCAGATGTGGCGTAGATCACTATATATACTACTCTATCTTTTTAAAAACTTTATAGGGTATATGCTCAAAAGTGGGCCACGACATCGAGATTTCGTTGCAATTCCAACGAAAAGTCCTGGCCCACTTTACTGGGCCATTGGCCCACAAAAGTGGGCCAACCCTCACTGACATTCCGGCGTAATCACATTCCACGCACACCAGCCCCATCCGTCACTTCCGTACCGTTACCGTTTCGTTACCATATCGTTATACAACCGTTACATTACGCCGACAGCGAACAGACACTGATGCGCCCGCCGAGTAACACCAACCCCATCCTTCACTTCCGCGCAAAAACCCTGATCCGTGTGAATCAGGGCGACAGACCTTCTTGAGGTCACTTGACGGTCTTGGCGACCCTCTTGAAGACGACGGTCTGGGAGAATGCCATCATCGCATACGGGTACTTGTACCTACGGTCGAGGGTGACGTCCCCCCACTGGCTGTGCCAGGTCAGGATTCCGTTCTTGAATGAGTGGGGTTCCTCGGCCATCGCCTTTCGGGCCGTTCGGTCCTCCAAAGCAATGGTGAGGTTCGCCAGCACGTTCTTGCCGGTCCTTCCCTTTCTGATGAGCCAGAGGAGGTAGTCCTCGGAGTGGTACCACGCCATCGCGACGATGTAATCCTGCCAGAGCGATCCCGTGTTGGGGGTGCCGAAGGCGAAGATGTCGGGCATGGTGAGTCCTTTCAAGTGCAGGTGCTTGTCACTATGGCCCATGGCGAAAACGTATGCCCCGTGTGGGGCATACGCCTGAGAGATCAGTCGATCCAGGGGACGACCTTCTCAACGTTCCATCCGTGCAGCATCGCTTCGGTGTCCTCGTCGAGGTTGTACGCGGACACGAGCTTGGCTCGGATCTTCCTCATGGACGCGAGCATGCGCTCATAGGCGACATAGGCGGACCTGTTGTCCTTCATATAGCTGGGGCGGATGATGGGACGGAAGTACACGTCGTCGTCCATGTCGGTGAGCTTGGTCGCGGGACCATAGAAATCTCGAGCACACGTCGCGTCCACGAACTCCCTGAAGGAGAGCTCGGTAACGTAGTCGGTGCCGGCGAATCGGATGAGAGTGAGCATGGTTGTGCTCCTTTCTGATAGGGGTATCTCACTATCCCCCTTGCGAAAAACTCATACCCCTTGCGAGGTATGAGCGAAGGGTCTCAGAGGTGATACCTGAGGAGCCCATTCACATAGGTGTAGGCCCAGATCTTGCGATGCCGGGGCGACAGGGTGTCCGGGAACGGGACGTAGAAGGGCGCACTGTCACGCCCCTCGGCCACGTCGACGTACGCGCAGTCCTCCGACATGCGGAGGCTCTTTCCGAGCATCCAGCCCGCCAGCGTATTGCAGATGGCGTAGAGGGGCCCGGAATAGAGCTTCCTCCACAGGGGGAGGCGTTCGTACTTGAGCATGGCGCGCAGGGCGCGACGGAGGTCCTTGTCGGTCAGGTTGTACCGGACGATCATGTCTCGGTGGTCGGCACGGCAGGAGCCGCAGAGCCAGTGTTCCATGATGGGGTGTCCTTTCAAGTAGGGGTTTCCTTCACTATGACCCGGGCGAAAAAAGGTAGCCCGTGCGGCTACCGAGCTCGACTCAGGCGTAGGGGTTGAGTGCCATTGAGTTGAGCTCGTGGAGTGCACGGGCCCCTTCCTCTGTGAAGTCACGGATCATGGTCTTGAGCTCCTTCCGGCGCTTGATGCGAAGCACACTGGTCATCTCGAGCTCATCTCGAGCCGCCTTCGTGGCGGTGGCGAGAGAGTCAAGACGAACGATGAGCACGCAAGCGCGGGGGCTGAGCTTGATGGTGTTGTTCATGATAGTGATCCTTTCGAATTGAGGTTGGTGGTTCACTATCACCTTTGTTAAAATTGTGGTTTTTGGTGCGCGTTTGGCGAAAAACAAGAGCCCATGCCACTTGTGGGCATGGGTTGAGTGTCAGAGGTTGTTGACTTCCCTCTTCATCTTGGCCAGCTCGAGGCTGAGAATCGCGTAGGGCCACCTCTCCCGGTTGGAGAGGACGAGGGGCTTCACAGGAGTCAGCCACACGAGGCGCCGGTCTGCGGTCCAGACCTTCGGCTCGCGTCTCATAGCGAACTTCGCCAAGAGGTTGAACAGGGCGAAGTAGATGAAACGGAGAGGGGTCTGGAACCGCGCCCGGGCCTGCGTGAGCAGGCTCCAGAGCGAGTCCTCGTCGAAGTCTCGGGCGAGAGAGGTGACGAAGTCGATCCAGGGTGCGGAGATGACATACATGGGAGTTTCCTTTCTGATAGGGGTATCTCACTATCCCCCTTGCGAAAAACTCATACCCCTTGCGAGGTATGAGCGAAGGTCTCAGAGGTGATACCTGATGAGACCACTGAGGTAGACGTAGATCCAGTAGGACCGCACGAGGCGCGAGACGTCCTTGGGGATCGGGACGAAGAGCGGGTCCTCGTCCACGAGGACGTCCGCGTACGCCCCGCCAACGGTCGGGCGGATCCATCCCCGCATCTCCCAGCGCAGCCTCAGCGAGGTGAGGCCGGCCATGAGAAGCAGGTGGAGGTGCCGCCAGTCGTGGCGGGAGTGACGGAAGTTCTCGAGGAAGAGTTCGACGAACAGCACGTCGTCCCATCCGAAGCGGGCGAACGTGTCCTGCGCGATCCTACGGCGATTGCTGTCGAGCCAGCGGTTCACGGTAGGGGTCCTTTCGGTAGGGGATTCCTTCACCATGCGCTGTGCTGAAACCTCGGGTACCCCCTGTCGCTGTGGTTCCTGCTGACGGACCAGACGTTCCCGGGCTGCACCCACTCCCTGATCTCGTCCCAGTCGAAGGGGCAGCCGACGGCGCGGATGCCCAGCTTCTCCATGGCGCTCATGAAGTTGTTCTTGACCTCCATGGCCCTCCGGATCTCATCGGCGTTGCCGACGCAGTGGGCGGGGCGGAAGTGGACGAAGGACGTCCACCGCACGTCGGTGACGGGGAAGTAGTGGAAGACCCTGGTGAGGGCCGCCTCCTCGCCCTCGGTGAGGTAGGCGCCGAACTGCCCGGCGTCCGTCCACAGGTAGACCCCGTTCGTCATCTCGTTGTCGCGCATCATGTGCTCCTTTCGCTGTGCGCGGTCTCAGCCCTTCCAGGCTGCTTCGTTGAACTTCCCCTTCCTCGCCTGGCAGTCCATGATGGCCCTGCCGATCGACGAGTCGGAGAGGAGTCTGTGGCAGTACAGCGTCCTGTACGCGGTGTTCATGCGGTCGATGCGTCCGAACGCCTGTTCGGCCATCCACCACGAGTACGACGGGGAGTAGAACATGACCGTGTCCGTCGACACGCAGTTCCACGCCTCGCATGACGAGTAGTGCACGATGTGGAAGTACTCGCTCGAATCCGGCACGGGATCGTGCCTGTGCCCGTTGCGCTCAGTGACCGTCCGACCGAGCTCCTCCCCGATCTCGAGGAGGATGTCCCGCTCGTACTCCCAGGAGTAGAAAACCAGTATCCTGGGCGTCTCAGAGACGATCTGACGGGCTTTCTCCCGCCGGTCGTGGGAGGTATTGACTATGCGCTGCTGGACCCTGCAAAGGGCCGCTGCGTCCCTCTGAGGGGCATCCTCGTAGGGGTCCCACCGCTTCTTGGTCATCTTCTCGTAGAACTCACGGTCGTAATCGCACCAGTGGTCCACGAAGCGGCGCTCGGTCGCACGATCGTCCCCCATCTCCACGAGCAGACAGGAGCGCAGTCTCCGCAATCGGGCCTCGTTGACGTACCGTTTGATCTTGGGGTACTTCGCCCAACGATCCCAGATCACGTGCTTCTCGTAGAAGTCCGTCTTGTTCTCGTACCAGCCGTTGGCGAGGAACAGGGACAGGTAGTCCTTCCACGAGTCCCCGGGCGTCGCCGAGAGCATGATCCAGTCGTTCTTCGAGGAGATCTTCAGGAAGTTCTGAGCCCACTTCCCGGATCCCCTCAATTTCTGCTCATCAAACACGAAGAAACAGCCGGTCCTGTCCTTCACGTCCGAGATCTTGTTCCAGGACACCACCTCGAACGGGGCCTCATAGGCCCCCATCTTAGCGATCTCCCCCTCCCACTCCATGGAATCCCGCTTCGCCGGAGTGGTGACCACGACGAGAGCACGATCCGGGTGCGCCCTCCGCCAATAGACGACGGCCGTGATTGACTTGCCGGAGCCCACCCCGCCCATGAGGACGCACCCGTCGTGCATCTTGTCCAGAGCCTCACGCTGCTTCGGACGCAGCCTCACCCTCGATGGGGAGGTCGTCGGCATTGGCGTACTCGAAGTGATACGTGGGGTTCTTGTACATCCCCCTCAGGGTCTTCCCGACCATGCTGGGGGAGAGGTAGAGGGCCTCGGCGGCCGCCGACTGGGACGGGTAGACGACCCCCGTCTCGAGGCACCTGACCGGCCCCCTGCGCTCGGGAGGGTCGCCCTTCTCGCTGGGAGCCCAGTCGTCGGGGAGATCGCAGCCGAAGAGCCTCTCGACGAGGGCCTTCAAATCGTGCTCCTCCCCGTGGTACTTCACCACCCACTTCCCATCGACCCGTCTGGGGCGGATGTGGCGCGCACCGCGGAGGTGCCAGGCCCGCCCCTTCGAGGAGAGGATGATCTCCCCGCCGGCGACGCGCTTGAACTTCTCCTCGCTCATGCTCGGGCCTCGACGGGGGCGAACGCGAGCCCGTCGCCGAGCTCCTCCCCGTTCTTGACGAACGTCGGCTCCCTCCCGTCGTTCCAGACGACGATCCCCCCGTGGTCCCTGACGTGGAGGTTCACGTCATTGCCGATGACGCCGACGGAGAAGGTCGTGAGACCCCCCTCGTGCGTGATGTACGCGATGTTCGGGTCCTGGGCCATCCTCCGGAGGTCCCCCACGGTCTGAGGGGCGTAGTAGCGCCCCATCTCCTTCTCGTGAACGATGGACACGCGGCACCCGTACCCGTCGAAGCCGTGGATGTACGCCCTCTCGCTCTTGAAGGCCCAGTGATCCCCATCCTTGCAGACGACGTCGATCCCGTGCCCGCGGCGGATGTGGCGCATCTCGCCCCCGATGAGAACGACCACGACATCGTCGTCCTCGACGTCGCGTCCGATCACGAACGGCGTCTCGGGGAGCTCGAAGAGATCACGGGCGAACTCCGACGGGGTCTCCTTCTTGCCCCTCCTGAGTGAGAGGGTCTTAGTGGGGTGCCTCTGAATCACGTTGGCGGCGCTGACGCCCCAAACGGAGTTCATGATCTTCTTGATGCGGGTCCTCTCCTCCATCTCGTCCCCGCGCCCGGAGTGGTCGTGCTTCTCCAGCAGCTCCCGGTAGGATCCGATCTCGATCTCCCCGAAGGGGCTGCGGTGGAGCCCGCTGTCGGGGGTCACCTCGAGGTTCTCGGCGATGCAGTCGTCCTCGTTCCCCCAGATGGACACGGTCCCCCTCTCGCAGTCCACTCCCACGAAACCCGTCCAGAATCGCGAGGAGATCTCGCGCAGGTCTCGCAGATCGTAGAGGTTGTAGAGGACGCCGCCGGGCTCCCACCCGCTGCGCCACATCTCGCTCTCGGTGAACTTCGCGGACCCCCGCATGAACGAGAAGTGCGCCCTGGGGCTCTTCGAGGGGATCTCGCCCCGCTCATCCAGCTCGACGACGCGCTCCAACTCGTCGCCCGGGCGGATCACCCGGTCGTAGACGGACCTGCGGGTGAGGGACATGTGGTGCTCCTCCTCGCAGAAGACCGAGAGCTCGACCCCCCGGCCGTCCTCCGTCACCTTCCCCGTGGGCATGACGGGCCACTTCCGCATCTCCTCGAGGAAGGTCTCGGGGGTGCTGCCGACCCCCCAGCTGACGCTGACGTGGTCCTCGGTCGCAATGGCGCAGCACTTCATGATTGTTCTCCTTTTCCGGTCAGTGCTTGTCGAAGACGAACTTGATTCCGAAGCGCTCGGCGAGCTCCTCGCCGCTGCCGGCGGCCCCGGGGAAGACCCCGTGGAAGCCGATGCGGTCCGAGAAGATGAGGACGTCGGATCCGTTGTACCAGGTCCACCGGGCGCCGTCGACGACGATCGTCATGACTCCCTTGGTGGGGTTGATGGTGATCTCGCTCACCCCGCGCTCCTCGTAGAGCCTCCAGAGCTCGCCGAGGTTGACGCTCTGGTAGAGACGTCCCCTGCCTCCGGACTCGGTGGTGTAGTTCAGGACCGCCATGATGTCTCCTTTCCAAGACGGTGACGTGGTCTCTTGATCTTCCCCGCGACGGTCATGCTGACCATCGACGGGCTGATGTGGAGCGCCTCCGCCGCGGCGCACATGTTCTTGTAAACGATACCGGTGTCCAGGTCCTTCACCGGACCCCGGTACTTCCTGCGACCGAACGGCGGTTCAGTCGATGTCGGCGGCGTCCAGAACAGGTCGAGATCCTCTCCGTGGAGGAGCCTGACCAGGTCGTTGACGTTCCGCCACAGGCCGCCCCAATGGACGTGCCAATCGAACCCCTTGCCCAGATCGAGCATTCGGGGTTTGAGATACGCGGACGCCCGGACGGACCACACACGCCCCATGTTCGAGACGTACGCGAGTCCGTCCGGGGTCTCCACGAACACTTCGCCTATCACTCGGTCATCCAGACCAGGTGGTAGACGTTGTCCTCCTCCACCATGGCCTGGTTATCGGCGAGGGCGACATCGTCCGGGTGCTTGTACGACGGGACGATCCACCGGACCCCGGGGCAGATCATCCACCATCCCCGCGGCCCGACCCGCCCGACGAAGCCCATGTCCTCGATCCTCATATCGAAGAGGGCGAGGATCTCCGGGATCTTCTCCATCTCGCTGGCGGAGACGTAGATGGCAATGGTGGTCTCGTCCATCAGAACCCCCATTCGAGGTCCAGCTCGTCGGGCACGACCACGACGATCATCTTGCGGATGTAGCCGCTGACCCCCATGCGGTGGTGGTAGTCGGCGAACGAGACATCGACGCGCGCCACACGGGCGGTGTCGATGTTGCCCACGGTGTCAGCCGTGAGCTTGATCTGCTGGCACTCCCTGGGGTCCTCGCCCGGAGGGCACGGGACCATGCGGATGTCGGGGTCGGCGAGCCCGCCGAAGGAGCACTTGAGGTTGAGGTAGTGCTCGGGGACGTACTCGACGTCGTCCTTCGGTTTCGTGGTCTTGACCCTGAACCCGGCGTCGAGGAGCATGGCCGCGGTCTCCTCGTCGAGGACGATGTTGCAGTTGGGCTTCTCCCCCTTGGGGTTGAACTGACTGGGAGCACCCGTGAAGTTCGTCGCGAAGATGAACCTCGTGTTCTTAACGGTGTACACGGTCGCCATGTCAGCGATTCCTTTCGATCGTGGCGTTGAGGATGATGTAGACGACGATTCCGGCGACGCCGAGGCCGATGCAGGCCCCGATGAAGCCGTGGATGAGCCAGCCGAGGCTCATGCAGAACGCGATTGCGCCGACTCCGAGGAGAAGGGCCGAGAACATGACCATGATGACGCACCAGGTCACCGACCTCTTAATGGGCCTGGCGGTGCCCTCCTGTAGGAGAATGGCGCCGATCGTCATGAGTACGAGCTCGCCCAGGAGAGCGAGAGGATGAAGCATTGTGGTTCCTTTCGTTCGATCGTATGAGATACCCACCCCGAAAGGCCCATACACCGGGTGGTGTATGGGGGTTGAGAGTCACTTGCGGGGGCTGTGAGAGTCGACGATGATGACATTGCCGCGCACGGCCTCCCGAACGGCCCTTCCTCGCTTGCCCATGAGGACAATCGAGAAGAAGACGCCGATGCAGAAGATGCCGGTCTTGGCGATAGCCATGATGAAGTCGATCATTGGAGTTCCTTTCGGGGTGGGTATCTCACTATCCCCCTTGTTAAAATTGTGACTCTACCGCTGACGCATCTCCCGCACGAAGATCCAGATCAGCCAGAGTCCTCCGCTGAACATCGTCAGGATGGCATCTCCGATGAAGTTCCAGAATCCGTATCGGCGCATGTCTCTTCCCTTCTTCCGCCGTTGATGAACTCCTCGGCGTCCCCGTATTTGGAGATCGCCGCGTACGCGTCATCCAGGAGCTTCTCCGCGTACCTTCTGTCGACGAAGGACATGGGGTCCCTGTCGCTCTCCTGAGCGTACCGCTCGATCACGGCGCGCTCCTCCCACAGATACCCTTTCGCCCCGGAGGCCGAGACGAACTTCTCATCCCGCTTCACCAGGAGAGCGCCGCCTCCACCCTCCTCGTTCACCGGGATGAACTCTCCGACCCGTCCGACGAAACGCCTGTCGGGCGCCTCCTCGGTTCCGTGGTCGATGTAGAGAGTTCCCTTGACCACCTGCTTCTTCTCGACGAAGTCCTCAAGACGATCCGGTCGCCCCTCGCACAGGTGGTTGTACACGTAGGGCTGCTGGAACTGGGCTCCCGTGGCGTGCCAGCCCGTCTTGTCATGGGCGAGGTACACGGCCCGGTTCACGAGACACATGCGGTCGTACGTGGTCTCGTGCTCGAACGTGTACCCCCACTTGCGTCCGTACTCGTTGACGAACTCGATGATCTCCGGAGTCGCCTCCGCGATCTTGATGGAGTCCGTCTTGATGTGGACGACGATACCGCCCCGTTCCTCGACCGCGTGCTTGAGGTCGATCATGAACAGGGCACCCCTCTTCGCCACGATGTTGTCGGGGTTGTTGGCCGGGTTCATGCCGTTGCAGCGCGTCGGGAACCTCGCGGAAGTGAGCCCGTACACGCTGTTGATCGCTATCTTCAGAGAATATGCGAGCGCCTTCAAATCGCCCTCGAGGAAGGGCTTGAGAGCCCCGTCAAGGGCCTTTCCAGCGGCCTCCATATCCCCGTGCTTGATCGCGATTCTGGCGTCTACAATCGCCTTGAAACGCGCCGTATAGGTGTCTCCGAACGCGTTCAGGGCGATGAGCGAGTGCGGGTGCATCGACGCGATGTCGAGCAGCGCCACATTCCTGTAGATGCCCGGTTTCGCGTGGACGTACCCTCCTTCGCCCGGATCCTCTCCTCGGTACGACGACTTCCCGAAGGAGAACTCGTACCCCGGGAAGTCCTTCGAGAGATCCCGGTGATGGAACGCCGGACGCCGATCGTTCCCGAATATGATCTGCTGGGTGCACTGGTTGGTCGTGTGGTTGACCGTGAGGCCGGCCACCTTCGCCAGCACCTGTCGCGCCTCCCAGTCCGCCTCGAGATGGTGGAACACCTCTCGAGTGGCCCGCACGTCATTGGCGCAGTACTCGATCACGTGCGGGAGAATATCGTCGGGCACGGGCTCGTCCCAGGGGTGGTCCATCTCCTTGTGCGGGAGCCCGAGCTCGATCTCCCACGCCTTGAGCGACTGCTTCTTCGTCGAGAAGTCGTACACGTCCGTGTACGACAGGTTGTACGCCTCGATGAAGGTGGCGTTCCTGTCGTTGTGGACGAGTCTCTGCGACAGCCGATAGCACGACGCCACGGACTCTCCCAGGTACCGGGCGTAGATCACGTGGTTGTCGTACTTGCGGTTGTTGAAGCCGACGAGCTTCTTCTGAAGGAGCCTCTCGATCTCCTCTTTCGAGGGGTTGACCATTGGGACGACTTCGGCGCCGTCGCGATCGACCATCCAGCAGACGAGGAGGAGGTTCGGGTAGACCTCGATGTCGAAGAACACGATGTCGTCCGTGCTCGTGTTCTCGATCGGCTTCGAGGCGTACTCCCCCTTCTCCACGTCCTTGCTGCGCAGCTTGAGGCGCATGAGGATCTTGAGGCACTCCTCCTTCTGGTTCGTCGACTTCATGGCGAACCACATGATCTTCCCCCGCATGTCCGAGACGTCATACGAGAGATCGCTGGCATACGCGTCGTTGAGGATCTTCTCGATGAAGTCCATCGACGGTTTCGTCGCCGGATGAATCTCCTTCCTGAGATTGCGGATGATGAGTTCGCGCAGCGCCCGTTCGCTCTTGACCTGCGCCTGGTCGAGCACCTGCTTCTTCTCCTTTCTCGGCAGCGCCCCCGAGGAAAGAGTCGCCACCGGAATGCTGTTGCATCCGTTGAGCATCCTCCGAAGGCTCGCCCGTCCTCGGAAGGTCTTGACCTCGATCCCCTCCGAGTACTCCGGCGACAGCTCCGAAATATCGCCGGAGTAGGTGTAATGCAGATGGATGCCGGCGCCGCTCTTGCTGAACTCGGCGTAAGTGGGCGGGAATCGGCTCGCGGCCTCCAGGTTCAGGGCGCGGTCCTTCTCCCCGTTCTCGCCCCGAATATCGAGGTCGATCACCACGTGGTCAAGTGGCGGTCGAACGAAATGAAGGCGATGCGGATCGAGCTCCTTCAGAGTCGTCCCGACGTCGTCCCATTTCGTGGTGGGATTCCCGTCATCGCCCGCGTACTGTGCCGGGCGATCGGCGAGAATATCATCCAGTGCGCCCTTCTCCTCGTCGAGGGAGAGCCAGTACTTCTCCTTCGCGAGTTCGGGCGCCTTCTCCCGACCGTTGAACTTGTCGTCGCGGAATCCGGTGTAGTAGTTCCGAATGCGCTCATCGCCGTCCCGGTAGCGCTCGTGGAACTCCTTGAAGTAGTTCTTGAGCTCCTCCCGGAAACGGTACTTCGGCATGCGGTACTCGACCAGGGCCTCGTCGCAGTACTTCTTGTAGAGGTCGTACGCCCTCTGCAAGGAGACCCCGTCCTGTATATCGAACTGCACGTCCTCCACGAAGTTGTAGAAGACGTCCGTCTTCAGGATCATCTCCGTAGGGCGGTACGGGTCGTAGTAGTGAGCCCCCATCGACCGGAACACCTCCCGGCAGTGATGAGCGATCGCCCCGAGCTCCTCCGGGATCCTCCTCTGGATCGCCATGTACTGCTCGGCGGGGAGTCGCCGCCCGCTGGGAGTCACGTCGATGAGCCGACGGATGATGCCGCTCTTCGCGTCCGTGATCTTCACAGGTCGGTTCGTCGCCATCCAGAGGAACGCGTTGGCCCTCGCCGAGTAGGATGCCTTGTACTTCTCGTTCATAATCATCTCCTCGTGGGAGATGATGCTGTTGAGTTTGGTGTTGTCCTCGATCCTTGAGAGATCCCCGTCGTGCTGGATCGCCACCAGGGGGTTGGTGCGGAACACCTCGGTGGCGAACGCGTTCTGAGACGACCCGAGGGCCTTCGCGTCGAAGGTCGTGCAGTAACCCGCGAAGAGCTGCTGCACGATGTTGAGCACCGTCGACTTCCCCGCCCCGGCGGAGCCGTACAATACGATGAACTTCTGAATATCCTTCGACGCGCCCTCCACGATCGAGCCGATGCACCACTCGATCTTGGTGCGCTCGTCGGGCTCGTAGAGGGTCGACATGAGTTCGTCGTAGGCGGAGATGTCCCCCACCTCAAGGGCGTACGGAAGCCGTCGACTGGCGTACGTCGCCCTTGAGGTGGGGGTGTTGGCGAAGACGAGGGAGGAATCGAGGTCGATCGAGCAGTCCCCGACGTTCTTGAGGAACGATTGGAACTTCATCCAGTGGCCACTGGAGAAGTCGCTCAGGAGTTCTCCGACGATCGGCGTGTCGTCATCGAGCTCTCCCCGGAGACCCTCAACCGTCCTCAGAATATCCGCGTCCACGAAACGAGCGACGTCGTACTCGTCCCGCGACCACAGACCCTTCTCCTCGTCCCATACCGCGTAGAAGGACTTCCCCCGGACCATCAGGTCGTTCGAACGACCCACTCGGTAATCCGGGTATACGGCGATCGTGCCGTTCTTCCGCTTGCGCGTGCGCAGCGAATAGAAGTCCATACGCGGCCCTCCTCTCTGTTCAGTCGTCCAACCACGCCATCGCCTGATCCCATAGCGGGATCCTTCGCATGTCCGTGATCAGAACGTCATTGATGTAGTGCTCCCGGGTGATCCTGAAATATCCCCCGCTTCCGTCCGCTTCGTAATGCATGGCGGCGATCTCGTGCAGCCGCCTCCGGACCTCCCTCACCGCGAGGGGGTTCTCGAATGCCTCCTCGTCGTAGCGCTTGAGCCCCGCGTTCCGCAGCATGCTCCAGAAGTACCAGAGCGGATCGGACCCGTCATCCGCCTCGTACAGTCGGAAGGCGAAGACGTACAGAACCTCGAGAACCGACGGAGGTTCGAAGATCTGCACGCCCTTCTCCTCCCGGAAGTAGAGGACGTCATCACTGCGGTTCCGGTCACCGAGGTTGCGCGACCGGAATGGTTCTCCGGCGAGGATCTCGAGGAGGGTGATGTGGTCGCCGCGGGGGTCGACCGTATCCAGGATCTCCTCGTAGTACTCGACCTCGTCATCAGTCATACCACGCCTCCCCGTACTCATCGGGGACGATCATGACGCGAACCGGAGTGTCCTGCCCGTTCTCCCCGATCTCGGCGTAGCGCGCCTCGCCGTCGCCCTGGAACCACTGCGCGAGGAAAGCACGGAGAGCGGGCTTCTCCGCCGAAATATCCTCATCGTCCTCGTCGAAGAGGACATCGTGAGCGGCGTCGTACTTGACGTCCCACTCCCCATCTCCGACGGGCTCGTTAGACGAGTTGATGAACTCGTAGTCCTCGATCGAGAGGCCGTCGATGTCGGTCAGGGTCTCGATCTCGGACGGCGGCTCGTCGGAGGGGGCGTACTCCTCGACCAGATCGTTGTACTTCTCAGGAACCTCCTTCTTCGGAGGGTCGACCATACTGTCAGTCACGGCCTTCTTCACCTCGGGAGACTCCTCGAGGAGCGTGAGTCTGGCCTCGAGCGCGGCGATCCGGTCGTCGTGATGCCACGTGAGCTTCTCGTTCTCCTCGAGGCGCTTGGGAATATCCCGCATGACGGCGACTGCGGCGCCGACGCCCGCGGCGACCCCGATGAGACCGGTGACGATGAGCTTCCAAGGCATGTCACTTCGCCTCCGCTGTGATCAGGTTCGAATCGGCATTGAACGCGAGCTCCCACCACACTCGCGGGTCGGCGTCCTCGAGGGGCTCGAACCGCCGCTCGATGCCGAAGTCGACGATGTCGTCCTTCAGCCATCCCATGACGGCCCCGAGCCGGGTCCGAGGCATGCCGAGCATGTCGTAGACCTCGTTGAGGAAGAGGTGCCCATACCGCTCGAGCCGGTCATTCGCGTAGTGCTCCATGCTCTCGAGGAAGAGCTCATTGGTGGTCTGCGAGTCCGTCCAATTGGGGTTGGACGGCATGAAAGCCCAATTGTGCACGTCCGCGTCCGGCAGGACGTGGCGAACAGCCTCCCGCATGTTGTGCTCGACCTCGGGGTGGGTGTGAGGGCGAGTGCCGTCCGGGTCGGTGATCTGCTGGTACTTCTCCAGCACCCCGATCTTCGAGGACGCGAGGGCGAGGGCGCTGGAGAGCCCGGAGACCCTCTGGAGCATGATCCCGTGCCCCGCCGAGATCATGGCGATGCCCGCCGCCGTGAGCACGATCGTGGGCGCGTACCTGCGAGCGGTGTTGATGATGAGACGCCACTTGGCGGCGTCCCTCTTCTTCTCGTCGCCCTCAACCTCCGCGAGGGCGAGGTCGGTGATGGCGGGCTCGCTCACCTCCTCGTGGTACCTGAGGCTCTCCTTGACGGCGGTGACCGTCGCGCCGATCATGGCGCAGACGCCGCCCGCGGTGAGGATGGTGGGCGCGTTCCGGACGAGGAAGAGTGATGTGATTCCGATGCCCTTGGCGAGGGTGACCGGGAGTGACATGGTGTGTCCTTTCGTGAGAATATGACGTGTTGGACGGGGCGCCCACGATCTCTCGCAGGCGCCCCGTCATTCAGTTATCGTAGGAACTCGGGCTGCGGCAGGTCGATGACGAACCCGCCGCGAGAGCGTCGCACGCCGGCGAAGCTGAGATCGCGCCAACCCCATCGCTGATCGACGGGCTTGACACTGACGCCGCTCTTGTCGTACAGGTCGCCGAGGGTGACGGTCCCGTACTCGGAGATGGCGTCGATCAAATATCGCAGGACCGCCCCCGCGTCCTCCCTCGAGGAGTACTCGAGATCCTTGTAGGAGGGACGCTCGGACGAGGGCGCCTGCTGCTCCTGCGCGGCGCGGGAGGGCGTGGAGAAGGACGTGTAGTTCGTCCGCTCCGTCCAGCCCTCCCGGCGGCGGATGGGGACGACTCGTCCTCCGACCGGGGGCCTGTTCCCCGCCCGGTCTCCGTAGATCGCGCGATCCACGGCGCTCGTGGCCGTGGTGGCGATGAGATCCTTGATCTCCGGAAGGAGGACGTCGAACAGGACGTACGACCCCAGTTCGACGAGAGAAGAGGCGAAGACGCCCCTGAGGATCCGTTTGCCCGGAGACGTGACGACCCTCGCCCTCGCGATGGGGGTGCCGTCCTTCTTCGGAGCGACGGAGTCAACCGCCCTTTCGATTTCCCCGTCCCCGGGACGGATGGGGACGTCGCCGCTCACTTCCGCGCCTCGAGGAGGCTACCGACCTGCTCGCGGGCCTCACGAGGGACGATTCCCGTGACGAAAGCGACGGCGTTCTCCCTCTTCGAGACCAGGTGCTCGAGGAGGGCGTCGAACACGGGCGAGGTCTTGAACGCCGCCCGACGGGCAGGGTTCTTGGTGACGCGGTTGCCCGCCTTCTCGCAGTAGGCCGCGAGGGCGAGGGATGTGATCGCCTTGACCACCTGGAGGTCAGTCACGGTCTTCTCGTTGAGGGCCGCGAGCTGGTTGAGGAAAGAGTCCTCCTCCCCCATGGCGAGCATGACCTCGGCCTTGGTGAGGTTGAAGAGGAGCTCCTCCTCGATCTGGCGGTCGTCGTTGAAGGGGTCCTCGTACTTCACCTTGACTCGGTACACTTGGTATTCCTTTCGAAAGGCCCATGCACCGGGTGATGCATGGGGGTTGAATGGTCAGTGGTTCAGTGCCGCTTTTGCGGCCTCGATGGATTCCTCGACCTCTCCTGCGAAGGAGAGGAGTTCGCGTTCGGTGGGCTTGCTCACGGCGATGCCGGCGCACGCCCCTCCGGTGAGGAATACTGCGGTCATCAGCATTCCCGCTGGGGGGCAGGCGGCGGTCAAGGCCGTGGACACGGCGATGCCGGTTGCGGTCGACCCGACCTTGCAGAGGAGGCGGGGAATCCAGAGGTGCTTCTGCTTCATGGTGAATATCACCTTCCTTTCACCATGTGACGAGTGAAAACCCCGACACCGTGCGATTGACGGTGTCGGGGGTCGGTCACTCCTCCTCGTCCTCCTCGTAGGCGTCGTCGGACTCATCGGGGTCGCTTCCCAACGCCCCGATCAGGGCCAGGGCGCCGATCGTGCCGCCCACGTACAACGTGAAGCGACCGACCGCCTTGGCCGTCGAAACGGTGCGGGGGTGGGAACGAACCCACGAGTCGACGCGCTCACCAAGGGTGGGCGCAGAAGTGGTGGCGACCTCCTGACCAGTGGTGGTCGGGGTGTCGGGGTTCTGGTTGTCGGACATTGGAGTATCCTTTCGGGTAGGGGTGTCCTTCACTATGGGTTGTGTGAAAATATCAGCCGATCTTCCACCACTGCGGGCGCGGCGGGGTGATGAAATCGAGGGAGACGCAGGGCCTGCCGTCCCTCGAGAGGGCGGCGACGGTCTGCACCTCGACGAGGGGGCCTCCGATAGCCCATCCGAGCTCGTCGCCGGACGAAACGGTCTCGAGCCCGACTCGCTCGTAGAACTCGTTGAGCGAGATGGCGTCGCCGTGGATGAGCGCGTGGTTGACCGAGTTCACCGCCTGGTCGACCCTGTTCTTGTCGGCGGTGAAGTATCGCCCGGTGAACGCATCCTGCCAGAGGATGTCCCCGTTCCCGACGAACAGGGCGCCGGAGGGCGGCTCTCCGGCCGCGATGGAGTCCTTCGCGGCGAGGGAGCGCACCTCGTTCCGGGCCTCCTCGGGGAGCGCCTCGACGGACCTCTGAAGCCTCTCGTGAGAGGACTTCATGAGTCCGAGGGCGCTGACGAGCGATGCCTGCCGCACCAGGGAGACCTTCGTCCCCCCGATGACGCAGGCGATCGTGAGGATGCCCGTGATGGTGGCCGGCGCGTAGTACTTCCACCGTGCGCGCAGCATGTTGTACAGCGTCTCGCCCCGGCTCTCGCCGAGTTCGTACCGCACGTCCTGGGCCGCGAGGTGTCCATGCGCGGCCTGAACGGCGGTGACGCCGACGCCGACGACTGCGAGCCCCGCGAGGATCTGCGGGGCGTGCCGTGCGATGATCTGAACGGCGGGTCGAATGAGCATGGGTCAGTACCTCCTGAGCATCATCTGTCCGCAGGGCACGGGCTCGTCGGCGCGCCCCGCCCGCTTGACGCAGTCCTCGATGTTGGCCATGGCGGTCGCCAGGAAGATATCCTTGGGGACCGAGATGTCGATGCAGGGGTACCCGCCCATCTCGGAGCGGTTCACAACCCCCCACATGGCATTGGGTCCGTAGTACTTCTCGATGCGGATCTGGAACTTGTTGCGATCCTGGATCGCCCCGTAGTCGAAGATGAGCCTGATTCCGGTGATGTCGTAGACTCCGTCAGTGTTCATGATCAGCGGTCCTTCCTGACGACGGTCGCACGGACCATGTTCTTGTAGTCGAACTCCGGGAGGAGCATGAGGGTGTTCTTCTCGGTCAGGGCCTTCTCGAACTCGGCCCTGGAGGGCTTGTCCGGGAACTGGATGATGAGCTCGTAAGCGGTGGACATTGGCGTTCTCCTCTCGGAAGGCCCATGCACCGGGTGATGCATGGGGAGACGTGTATCTCACTATGGGGTGAGTGAAAATATCACAAGATCCGTACCCCTTGCGGAGCACGGAGCGGAGGCTACTACGGCCTCTTGTCGGAAACGAGCCAGATCAAGACGAGCAGAAACGCCAGGATCTCGAGCATGGTTCCTCCTTTCTAAGAGGTGTGTATCTCACCATGCGCCGAGAAAAATATGGTCCGAGTGCCCATCCCCCCTGCGACGTTTTTAGTCGAACAGGGGGGATGGGGTGAAGCGTCAGATCCTGATCTTGCTAATCAGGCTGAACGCCTTGCTGGTGAGGACCGCCCACTTCTCCGCACGAATCACGAGGAGGATCCCTGCGATGGACCCTCCCGCGCTGATAACCACGTTCGGGTCGATTCGCTCAGAGAGGCGCTTGATGCGCGCCTCCTTTTTGAGCCGTTCGACCTCGGAGAGGTTACGCAGCAGGGAGGTGTACCGCTCGCTGGCGGGATCACCGTCCTCGGACATATTCATGCGGATCTCGCGGGCGAGGTCCTCGTAGTCGGGGGCGTCAGTCATGATTTCTCCTTTCGTAGACTGACTCTTCACTATGGCCTACGTGAATATCCCCTAAACGTGGGACTTGACCACCCGGAGGGAGATCGTGGAGGGAAGGCTCTCGGGCTCCTCCTTCAGAGCGGCGCTCACCTCGGCCGGGGCGTTGGCACGGGGGTCGGACACGACATTGAGCACCCCGTCGGTCGGCGGGGTGTATTTCGCGCTGGAGACGCCCAGGAGCGCCCCCAGGAACGTCGTGAACGCCGTGATGGTGGCCGCGATGGCCTGGGCGTTCGGGATGTTCCACAGCGGGGCCAGCGCGAGGAAGAAGGTCACGAACGCGGGGAGGGCCACGAGCGCAACCCACTTGAGGGTGTCGTATGTCTTGTTCTTCATCCGATGTCCTTCTTGTAGTCCGGATAGATAGGCAGGTGCTGCACTTCGAGAATGACGCGCTCGGCGAGGCCGTTGCCGCCCATGCTCTGGTACGGCCTCGCGAGGTACTCCATGAAGTCCTCGTACTCGTCTAAAGTCAAATATCCGCGTCGAATGTACCCTTTCCCGACGTGGACGACCCGATCGTGTGCGAGGCCGCGTATCATCTCCCGCGTGGCGCTCCGGTCGCTCGTCCTCCTCGTAAGCCAGGCCCAGAAGCCCGAGGAGGCGAGAACCGATCCCGCCACGGTGAGAATCAGCTCGATGTGATGTGGGAGCAATAGAATATCACCCGCTAACTGCGAAGATCGGCCAGACGAACTTGCTGTTAGCAGGATTGGACTGGTCGATACTGCCGTCGTTGCGCATGTACGCGACCGAACTGGGGCCGTACGAGGCGTTGAGCCAATACCCGTCATTCGACGAGGTGTTGGCGAACGCACTGTTGAGCAGTACGATCGGGAGCAGACGATTCCCAGAGGACCGGTTCCGTGTAACCCCGTCGCTGATTCCAGTCGTCCACCCGGATGTCGAGACCATGCCCGGATCCGGAATGGAAATATCAACGTCCAACGAAGTGTACCCTTTGGGGTTGGAGCTGGCGTCGTAACTGCTGATGAACACGACGGGGTGATTGATGATCCGATTCCCGAACACGTTCTGGAACTGCGTCCGGAAACCGGGAAGCACTGTCTGGTACATATCGGTGTAATACACCCCGTTCGTCATCCGTCCGGAGTGCATCGCGTTTCCGCTCACACTGTATTTGGGCACCACCGCGATGTGATGACGGGAAACACCACGAAGCCCGTACCAGTAATCGAACCCGGCGATGACGTAATCACGCCCGCCGTTCGTCCAGTAATCGCCCAGCCAGAGATCCCGGAACGTCCCGGCGGCCACTTGCGCGGCCTGCGCGGCGGTCATCACGGTTCCGAGATTCTTCCCGCGGTACAGGGCGTTGTGCGCGCTGGGAATGCCGTCGAAGATCTCATACGCGAAAACATCCGCGGACGAAGTCGACGTGTTGCCATCGGACGCGATGAGCGGAATCTTCGTCGAAGGCGCGATCGAACCGGCCGGCATGCCTCCGGTGTCCCAGTGCTTCTTGAGGGTCACGACCTCGCTCTTCACCGCCGCCAATTCGGCGTTGGCGTTGGGAGGATTCAGAGCGGCGTCCTTGAGACCGGAGAACCAAGCCCGGAACTCGGCGCTCATCTGGTCGGTGAGCCCCTTGACCGGGATCGAACCATTGATGTTGGCGACCCAGGGGCACGCATCGCTCCCACGACGATCGTATATCTCCGACGAGTTGATCGAGGTCATCCCCGCCTTCACGTTGATCGCCGCAATGGGATACCGGTCTGCGTTCCGCTGATGGGGGGCTCGGACGGTGCACTGCTGGGAGACCCCTGCATGATGCGCAGCGAAACCGACCTGACGGTCTCGGCCTCGTTAACCTCGATGACGATGACGTCCCAGCGAGCCCAAGTGGTGTGCGCCGAAGCGATATCCAGCTTCAAGGGCTCATCAATCTCGAACCAGCGATGGTTGAACCAGCAGCGCCCGGGACGAACCCATACCGTCATCTGTCCGGCCGGTTGCACCGCGAATGCCTCGAGATAGCTCATGTAGATGCCGTCTCGAATGAGGCCGTCGAACATCCGACCCATATCGGTGGCGTTGTATCTTCGATCCTTGTTGATGGAATCGAAGAATCCGAAACGTTGCGTCATAGCGCTCCTCTCACATGACGATTCCCGGAGTTTCGACAACACCGGAATCGTCGATCGTCCACGTGTACTCGGTCACCAGCGCCTCGAAGGACGTGGAGGCGTCATACCATGCGGTGTTGTAGATCCCGACTCCTGCATAGGGGGTCCACTGGAACATGGTCCCAAGACGGTAATCCCGTCCGTATTTGAGGTCTTTCGATATGGTCGCCGGGGTCGTCGCCACGGTCTGTACGGAGGACTGCTCCTTGACCAGCTTCTTCGCCGTACCGGGGTCGTTCGGTCCCCCGATCTGACTCCAGGTGTCGTCGATGTATTGCAACATCGTCATGGCCTCTTTGTAGTCCTTGCCGTCCAGCTGGTACTCGATCTTCTTCTCGACCCTGTTCCACTCGGCCACGAGCCCGGGTTCGTAATACGTCGGAGAGTCGTATATTCTCTTGCCGACTTCTCGGTAGTTGTCGTACACTCCAGCCGCGTTCTTCGTCTCCTCGACCCTCGGGGCGACCACGAGGGCCGCGTTCGCGTACTTGCTCGAGTCGATTCCGAACTCAAGTGCTTCGATATAGTCCGTCCAGTCGGGAAGAGGATCGGGGGCGTCCACACCGATGATATACATGTTCCACCAGCGCTTCTCCTCGCCCTCCACCTTGATCTGGAAGCCGTGACGCTTCCGGAACGGAAGAGTGCGCATGCACGACTTCTTGGTCACGTCGAGGACCGTGTCTCCGACGTTGAAATCGAGACGCATGAGCCCGATCCAGTCATCGGACACCTTCGGATCCTTGTAGTACTGCATCGACGGAACTCTATACCGGGTGGCGAAGTAATACCGCCACATATCGAGAAGGGTGTGGTTGGTCACGCCCGCGACGGGCGGGGAGTAGTACGGCCATCCCATCGGGCCCTCGTGCACCCTTCGGAACGACAGGAAGTTCTCGAGGGACTTGTAGTTGAGGATGAGCCTGGGGTCGTCCCTCTTGGCCACCACTCGTGCGGAGCACAGGTTCATAACCCGTTCGCTCTCGGAGAAATGGAGGTAATGACCATTCGGATAGCGGCGCGCATCAAGGGCGAGGGCGTAGTACTTCATCGGGAGCTCGAGATGGGCCTCGCCGATGTCCCAGAAGCGCTCGGTCCAGGAAGCGGAGTAGAAGTCGTCAATGATGAGCGAGGGCTGTTCGCGCGTCACGGCGCCGTACGCTCCCCGAGTGGGGTACTCGATCATGAACATATCAGATACCTCGATACAGATTCTGGTAATAGCAGGTTATCCGAACCTCGAAGAGGTTATCGGTCTTCACCACTATCGTGTTGTAGCCGGGATACAGAATCGGCCAATTGCTCTGATTCCACAACGTCCATGCCAGATCGGTTCGAGTTCCGTTCTTGACGTAATACGCCTCCCTCTTCCCGATGACGGTGTTGAGAACCAGTCGTCCGTCCTTCTTGATCACGGAGTTTACATTGTCGACGACAACGCGGGTTCCACGGGGTCCCTCGATGACGATATTCTTCCCCGGATCGGACAGAATATCAATGTGCATCTCGCATCCGGTGGGCACTTCGCCGCTGTAGTGGACGATGTTCTCGGCGTAATCCTGTGGTGTCCCGAACTCGATGTCGTCCATGTACCAACGGGACTCGAACGGGAACTCGAATGTCGCGTTCGTCGTATCCGCGCTCGAGGACGTCAGTACAACCCCCGATCCGTCTGTGAACTCCGGTCGGGGGCACATGATACTGATCACGAACTGCTCTGCGGCCGAGAACATATCGACCTCAAAGGACTCCACGTAGCCGTCGATGCGCCTATCCCCGTAATCCGTATCCACCACCAGAGTCACGTGCTCTTCCACATCGAACAGTCGGTACGCGTATCTGCGTATCTTCTCGATGTCGTCGCCGCAAGGGCGTATCGTCATGACGATGTTCCTGGTGCCGATGCGAGAACCGTTGTAATATCCCCCGGAGCGGGCCCCGTAATTCGTGATCCAGAGATCGCTTTTAACGGGGCCCAGTCCGGTGATGTTCGTGATCGCGAGACCGGTTCCCCAAAAATCCCGGAGCGGGAGCCTGATGGACTCGCCGTTGTCGGAGAATACACTGACTCCGAGAATCATGGAAATCCTTCCTCATGAGTATTGCAGCATGCTGACGAGATTCCGGGTCTGCCGATAGATCTTCGCCTCGTTCAGTGACTCCGGAGAGTAGTTGTTCTGCGTCACAACCACGTTCCTCTGCCGATCTGCGTCCCCCGTCGAAGAGGGATCGGAAGAAGAGGGCTTCGCCGGAAGCGCCGCGGACATCCTGGCGCCGACGTCGACCATGTCGCCGCTCATGGCCTCGAGGCCCTTTCGAGCCTCCGTGAGGTCCACAACGGGGACGATCGTGGGCTGGAATGACGAGAACTCCGCGTCGAACCCGTCGGAGAGGGCTCGGTTGAAACCGTCCTTCGCGTTCTTGGCGGCGTTCACCGTCTCGTCCACGAATGCCTCGCCGTTGTCCTCGATGCCCTTCGCGGCGCCGAGCATGACGTTCTTGCCGACCTCCGCCATGAGCTTCGAAGGGGAAGCGATCCCGAAGAACGACTTGACGCTCTCCCACGCCCCCTGGCAGAAGCTCACGATCTTGTCCTTGATCTTGTGGCCCGCGTTCCCAATGCCCTTGACGATACCGCCGATGATGTCGCCTCCGATCTTGAGGAGATCCTTCGCGGAGTTGACGACGAACCTGGCGATTGCCCGGATCAGCTTGCCGATGGCCGCGCGAAGGCGGCCTTCGTACGTGTCGATCGCGTTGGCCAACCCCTCGATGAAGGAGACGATCAGGTTGAACGCCGCGGCGATGACGTCGCCGATTCGACTCGCGATGCCGTTGATGAACGCCAGAATCAGATTCACGGCGGCGTTCACGAAATCCGGAGCCCTCTGTCCCAGGGCCACCAGCAGGGCGATGATGATGTCGACGCCCGCGGCGACGATCTTCGGGATGTACTCCACCAGCACCTGGATCGCTCCGTCGAGAAGCGCTCCGAGGGCGGCCACTATGGACGGCATGCTGGCGACGAGCGCCTCGCACAGGGCGATGATCAATGCGGCGATCGACTGAGCGATCGTCTCCCGGTTGTCGATGATCGACTGGAGAATGACCATCAGCCCGTCCATCACCGCTTTGGCAATGGTCGGGATCGTATTCGCCAGGAGCACAATGCCCCCCGCGAGAGCGGCGAACGCCGGCGCGCCGACCACCGCGATCGCGGCGAGAAGGGCGGTGATTGCGGTCAGCAGAGCGGCCACGCCGATGATCGCGAAGCCGATGGCCTTAATGGCGGCCACCAGGACCAGGAATCCAGCGGCGCTCTTCCCGGCGAGGAATCCCGCAGCGATGATAATACCGAGCCCCACCGCCAGACCGACAAGACCGAGGGCCAGAGCCTGCCACGGCATAGATCCGAGAATCTTGAGGCTGCCGGCCAGCAGCACGAGTGACGCGGCCATGAGAGCCATCGTCTTCGCGCCCGCCACGTTCCCGTTCATCATCGTCGACGCGATGACTATCTCCGCCAGAACGGCGCCCATGGCGATGATCCCCTGAAGGGCCACTTGCCATGGAAGCAGACCGAGGGCGATGATCGCGGTCGATGCTATTTGGAGGGACAGCGCCGCGGCGACGAGCCCCAGAGCAGCCTTCGGCTTGACGTTCCCGGCGAGGCGGGTGAGAAGGCCGAGTTCGGCGACCACCGCGCCCATGACGATGATCCCCTGAAGGGCCACCTGCCATGGGAGCAGACCGAGTTGGACGAGCACAAGGGCCGCGACTTGCATGGCGATCGCCATGGCCAGGAGATTCAAGAACGAAGTGCTCTTCATGTCTCCCGCGAGAAGGGCGATGGCGATCATCTGAACCGAGATCAGCAACATGAGCGCCATGCCTTCAAGGGCCTCCTTCAGACTCAGGTTCCCCAGAATCTTGAGGGCCAGCCCCACGAGGGACAGCGAAATGGCGAAGGCGATCAGAGTCAGGCCGGCCGAGGGATTGATCTTGATCCCGTTGAGCCCCTTCGCCGTCGCGATGAGGGCTCCGGTGACGACCACCAGTGCTCGAAGGGCTTTAAGCATCTCGTCCTCATCGAGGGAACCGAGAAGCTTCGCGGCCAGCGCGACCAGCAGGATGCCGCCGGCGATACTGATGAGGGACGTGGCCATGAGGGCCAGCGCCCCACCGGCCTTGAGGTCCTTGGAGATACCGGACATCGTCTTGATAAGCGCGACCACCGCACCGGTGACGACGCCGATGGCAACGCCGGCGTTGGTCACCCCGTCGGAGTCGATCGTGGCGAGCAGCCACATGGACGCGGCGAGGATGGCGATGGCAGCGGCGACCGTGAGAAGCGCCTTGGCGTTGATCCGATTGGCCGTCGCGTCGAGGGTCTTGCCGAGCGAACCGAGGAGCTCCTCGAAGGCCCCGATCGGGGCCTTGACGCTCTTGAAGGCGTCGGCCAGCTTGTAGATGGCGGCGACAAGACCCCCGGCGAGGATCCAGTTGACGATCTTGGCGAACCCGAGGTCGCCCTCCTCGATGCGGAATGCCTCCTTGATCGCCTTCCCAACGCCACCGAAGACAGTCTTGAGGGCGTTGGCCAGCGGAGCAAGATCCTGCTTGATCTTGTTGAACTTCGCCGGCAACTCGGTCGTGAGCCAGTCGGCGAAAGCCTCCCATTTTGACTTCGCCTGGGAGGCCGCGGCCGATGCGCTCTCCTGCGCGCTCGTCGCGGCGGCCTGCACCTGGGATGTGTCGACGTTCGGAGCGCTGACGGAGGACACCGCGTTCTTCGCGGCGCCCACGGCGGAGCCGACCGAGGAGAACTTCTGCGCGAGCTTGTCGGCCCACGCGACGACCTTCGCATCGAAGGCTTTACCCATCTCACCGGCGAACTCCTTGACCTTCTCGTACGCCCGGTGCATCGCGTCCGCGATCTTGTAGACCGCAGTGGCGAAGCCCGGGGCGACGGCCATGACTCGTCCGGAGAACACCTCGCCGAAGATCGTCGCAACGGTCTTGGACTTCTCCGAGAGGCTGGTGAGACCGCTCTCGATCTTGCCCTTGACGGACTCTCCGAAGGCGTTGAGGGCGCCCTTCGCGGAGTCGATCGCCGGCGAGAACTTGGAGGCGATCGTGCTGGCGAAGGAGGAGCCCTTCTCGCGCAGCTTGTCCAAACCCTCCGAGACCTTCTCCCCGGCGGCGTCCTTGAAACGACCGAGAGCGCCTTTGGCGCCGTCGATGGCTCCGGTGAACTTCGGTCCGAGCCAGTCGCGGAGTGCCGCCAGCTTGCCGTTCACCCAGTCGATCATCTTCCCGATCGGGTTGAGACTGGAGATCCACTTGTCGAGGGCGATCGGGCCCTTGGCGATGGCCGAGGCGACGCCGAGGAAGCCGGTCGTGGCCCCTCCGGTGAGAATGCCCACCAGACTGAGGACACCGTTGGCGACCCAGGCGAAGAGCTTCCCGATCTGCTGGATCGGCCAGAGCATGATGTGCAGGACCGACCAGATTCCCGCGAAGGCCGTGCGCAGACGACCCGCATTCTCCTCGCTGAGGACGAATATCGAGGTGAGCTTCTCCAGCCCCTTGGCGAAGGTGGCGAGCATGTTGGCCGGACCGCCGGTGAAGACGTCGCCGAAAGCCTGCCCCAGCGCCTTGATCGGTCGGACCACGGCGAGGACGATGTTGCGGATGGTGTTGATCACCGCAGCACGACCGCCGAGATCGACGAATGCCTGCGCGACTCCGTTGATGGAGTCGAACATGCTTCCGATAGAGTTGCTCACGGCGTTGCCGACCTCGGTCCACAGGGTCTTGGCCTGCTCGAAGTCTCCGATTATGATCCGCCAGAACGAAGCCCAGCCCGACCCGACGGCCTCCATCGAGGCGTCGACGACATCGGACCAGGTCTTGTACGAGGTGGCGGCCTCGAGGCCGGCCTTCGCGAACTGCTGGATCTGGGCGATCTGCTCGTCCGTGTAGCCCATCTCGCGGAGCTGCTCGTCGGTGAGGTCGCCGGTCATCTGGTTGAGGGTGTCCAGCATGACCTCGGCGGTCAGCCAGCCGTCCTTGAGGGACTCTCGGAAGGATCCCTCTTTCTCGATGTACTCGTCGACGGCCTCGCCGTGCATGCGCGCGGTGCGCTTCAGGGCCTCCTGGAACTGTTCGCCGCCCATTCCGGCGTTCACGATGGAGTTCCAGTCCATCAGCTTCACGCTGCCGGCGGAGATCGCCTGCGACAGCTGGTACATCGCGGTCGCGGCCTGCTGGGACGTGGATCCCGATGCCGCCGCGACGTTCGACAGACCCTTGATGGCCGACACGGAATCCTTCAGCCCGACACCCGCAGACGTGAACATTCCGATGTTATGCGTCATCTCGGAGAAGTTGTACTTCGTGAGATCCGCATACCTGTTCAGCTCGTCCAGAGCCGCGTTCACCGTCTGGATGTTCTCGCCCTTGCTCGCGGTGTTGGCGAGAATGGTCTGAACGGAGTTGAGCTGGAGCTCGTACTCCTTGAAGCCGTCGATGATCGGTTGGATCGTGAACGACTTCACCATGCTCACGCCGGCCTCAATGGCCTTTGACGCGAGGTTGCCCAGGGCCACCCCTGCGGCGGTGGCGAAGATCCCGATCCGGTTCCCGGCGTCGGACGCCCCGTTGGAGATCGAGGAGAAGTCGATGGCCCGGATGGAATCGGCGATCCCCGAAAGCGGAGACGAGCTGATCTTCTCGGACATCGACTGCTTGAGGCCCCTGAGGCCGTCGAGGGTGCTCTTCACACCACTCATGAACTGACTGTTATCGAACTTCAGAGATACCACTCTGGACTCGACGCTAGCCATTCTTCACCGCCTTCCAGACCCCGTCCGCGATCTCGTTCATTATCGGTTCGATCGCCTTGGTGATGTACTGCCTACCGGCGACGTAACCGCCGGTGCCGGTGCCGTGCCCGTACTCGAGGACGAGCGCAATGGGAACCCCGTTGACGATGTTCGTGTTCGTCCACGTTATCGTCCACCTGTTCCCCTTCTGACTGATCTCATACCCCCACGACCCGGCAGTCTTCCCGGTTCGTCGGGGGGTACTGGAGGCCAGAGCGCGGACGCCCTTCTCGCCGTAGCGCGACAGCTGAGCGGAGATTGACATCTTGCCGATCTTCGCGAGCCACGATTCGGTTTTCGGGAAGCCGCCCTTGGCCTCCAGTACCATCTCTCCCATTTTGAGCCTCAGGGAGCCTTGGCCAGACCCAGCGACCCGTGCCAGCTGGCATTCAGGGCCTTCTGGACCTTCGTGGTGGTGTCGACGCCCTGGACGCCGTCCTCCTCGAGGAGGGAGTCGTCGCCGGGGATGTCGGACATGTTCCAGAAGTGCTGGAAGCACTTCCAGGTCTTCGCACCGTCGACGCCATCCACCTCGAGCTTGTAGTCTCCCGTCAGTTTCCGGATCTCGTAGGCGTCGAGAGCCCCGTTGAGGAACGTCTGGAAGCGCTTGCACGCCTCCGTCCATGTGGCCGACGAATCGAGCCCCATGACGCCGCGGAATCGAGCGCCGGTCTGAGCGCCCCAGACTCCGTCCTCGTCGATCCACCAGGACGGCTTGACCGCGGGGGCCGAGGACGAGCCGCTGCCGACCCAGGCGGGCCGGATGACGTACGCAATCCCGTAGGACCGCTGGCGCCGCCAGACGCCATTGCCCGCGGACTGCGAGCCGTACGCGCCGGACGATGTGTTTCCCTCGATCGTCTGGAGAACCCCATCACCGAGGTTCGCCTCGACGATGCCGACGTGGTCAGTCGCCGCAGTGCTGGAATCCCAGTCGAAGATGACGACGTCACCGGGCTCGGCTTCGCCGACGGACACGAAGTACGCGTCCGGGTGGTTGCGGATGTGGGCGAGGGTGACGTCGGTGTTGTATGAGAAGCCGCCGATGGCGTCGAGCTGTCCGGCCTCGTCGAAGCACATGCTGACGAACAGCATGCACCACCAGATCGAGGTGGACGGTCCGGCGAGCCATTGCTGCCCGGTCTTGGCCGCCCAGTACCTTCCCGCCTCCGAACCCGGCTCCGGGTCGTCGGGGGCGTAGTACCCGATTCGCTTGGCGGCGTGGTAGAGGACGTCGGCAGGACCGCTCATGCGATCACCTCCGGCGTCTGAGGAACGTCATCGCCGCTGTCCTCGAAGGGATCTCCGACGCTCCTGGTGAGATCGGCCTCCTGCCGATCCTGTGGATCACTCATATAACCTCCTATTTTGAGCGGGTTCACTGCTTCGGCGGAAGGGCTTCGAGTGCGACGCGCACTCGGAAGGTGAATCCCTTCCAATCGACACCGAGATTCCTCGCACCCTCGCCCAGCTGCCGGTTCGCGATCTGCGTGTACCACATCGGGCGCCCGTAGGTCTTGAGCTTGGCCACGGACGCGGCGCTGAGCGTGTTGGCCGAGGAGACGATGCTCCCGGCCGGTGGAGGAGTGTTGACAACGGTGTCGTTGTGGTAGTGGATGACCTGTTCGGCATCCGGGACGACGGCCGCGTACCGGGTGCGCGCATCGGCGTCGGTCGGACCGGTGTAGAACTTGACGTACTTCGAAGCGTCGTCTCCGAACACGGTCTTGACCATTGCGGCGATGTTGTTCTCGATGCGCACGTTCCACGACTGGCTGCCGTCCTGGGGGAACTTGACGCCGTTGAGCACGAGGCACCCGACGTTGAGCTCCTTGCAGAGCCGGAGACCCTCTTCGAAGGTGGCGATCTTCCCGCCCTTCGTCTTGAGCCCCCTCAGAGCCTCGAGGGTCGTCTGGTTGATGCTGGGGCTGGTTCCCTCCGTCATCGGGAGCGTGTTGGCGAACGACAGCACGAGCACGTCGTCCGACGTGGACCGAACCCAGAACACGAAACCGTCCGCGCCGTCGGAAACGGCTTTCCGGAGCCTCGCCTCGGATGCGACCACCTCGTCCTCGTCCCAGTAATGGGCGTTGAATGCTGCGAGATGCGGCTCGTCGCGGAACGGATTCGGAGCGGGCGGCGCAGGAGGCTCCGAATGCTCCATCTTCGGCCGGCGGAAGAAGGTCTCCCGGTAGGCCACGGCGAATTCGGCGGCGAGCGCCTTGCCGTACGCCTCGGATCCGGACCACGTGGGGTGAGTCCCGTCCGAGTGCAGGTAAATATCCCTGTTCCCGTCCCCCTTCGGGGTGCCGACCTGTCCGGTTCCCGTGAAGCAGATCGACGTACGGCGGACCGGGGCCGCCGCCAGGGTGGATCCGGACCAGTTCTCCCGGAACTCGTAACCGACGCCCTCGAAGTAGACGACATCGCCCGCGGAATACGGCTTACCCTGAACGAACGCCGTCGCGTTAACGAGACTCGTGCCGATCTGGTCGATGTACGCGATCGGGTAGTCCTCGTTGAGCCTCTCAACGAGCGCTCGCATCTTCTGATTGATGTCGGAAGTGGCGTCGGAGAACGTCGGGGGAGGGGCTGTCGGCTGGATGCCGGCCACGATGATGGGAATATCCCGACGCTTGCTCCAGACCTTCCGATAGGCGGCCTCGGCGGCGGTCGCCACGGCGTTGCCATCCCCCCGGGCCCTGTCGTTGACCGATCCGAAGAAGAACAGGACGTCGGGGTCGCCGGCGAGGACGGCGTTGATCCGGCTGTCATCGCCGAACACGGCCCTGCCGCCCTGCCCGGGACTGAGATAACCGGTTCCGGTCTGGTAGGACGGGATGACGTCGGCGTGCAGTTCCCTGCACATGACCGAGGCCACGCCCAGATAGGACGGAACCCCGTTCTCGCCCTCGGTGAAGGAGTCGCCGATGACGCCCACGGTGAGACCGCGGATGGGAGCGAGCTCGTTGAGCACCTGCCCGTAGGACACCGAACCTCCGACTCGAATCGGAGCAGCGTTCGGAGTCTCACCGACGACCTCGACGAGGTATGTCTTCTCGGAGGGCTGAAGATCCTTCGACCCGGGGCGGAGAACCGCCGAGGTTCCCGGCAGTCCCATCCCCTCGGCTCGTACGATGGGTTGCTTTCGCATGATCACGACGGAATAACAGCGTCGACCGTGAGGGTGCCGGTACCGCTGATCTTCCGGGGGATGACGGGAAGGTTGGTCCTCGGGAACTCGAAGAGGTAGATGCCGGCCTCCAGGTTCACCGTAGTGCGCGTCTTGTCGAGGTAGACCCCCTTCTTCTTGAGGTCCTCCTCCTTGACGGTCAGCGGGCGAATGACAACGGGAGTCGAGAAGACGGTCCCGTACTGGACAGCGGTTGCCATGATTCTCCTTACACTTGGATTGACAGTACTGTGGATACGGCGGAGACGATGGACCCCCGTGCGCCCTTCGCCGCAGCCGCGTCGATCTGCGCCTTGATGGAGGTGATGTGAGAGACCACCGGCTTCCCGGTATCCGTCAGCGTCTTCCAAATATCCGCAGACGCGTCCCACGACATCGAGGGGATGTCAATGTGCGCGCCGTTCACGAAGTCGTTCCACCATGCGGAACCGACGGACGACGGATACGCATACCCCCAGGTCGAATATCCTCGAAGCTTCATCGCCTGGAAGAACGCCTTGTTGTCCCCGAAGAACTTCATGATGGTGCGGTCGCGACGACCCTTGAAAATATCATGAATCTCGTCGTAGCGAGCGAACGAGCTCTTCGGGTCGAAGACGATGACGCCATCCCCGTAATGCTCCAGAAGCCAATCGAGACGACACGGCGTCTTCCCGGTCCCCTTCAGCGCCTCGACGACCTCCGACCATGTCATCGTGGACGTCGAACGATCCGGCCCCCCGAGGCTCTTCAGATTGTTGTCATGGTTCTGGAACCAGACACCGTCGACGGTCCTCGCGGCCGAGAACTCGAGGGCGTCGACCCCGTGCGCCACGGAATCGGTGTAACCCTGAGCCGTTCCCTCGACCCAGCCCTGAGAACCTCCGCGATGGGCCACGACGAAGCCGCTCTTGGCGAGCAGAGCCGCAGTGGTCTTGGCGAGAGACGGCATGACGCCGGCTCTCCTGGCGAAGACCTCATCGCGCTTCCTCCACACGGAGAGGATGCACGGCTTGGTCGTCCCGCCCTCGTAGACGGACACGTTCTGCAAAGGGGCTGGAACGGGTCTGACGATGGAGAATGCGAGCCACGCCGCGGGGACCTGCCCCGGGGGACCGACAACGGGCGTGTGGGACGTGCGGGCCACGCGAAGTGCGGACCACGACTTCTCGGTAGAGACCGTCGCCTTTCCGGTGAACACGATCTCTCCGTCAAGGACAATCCACTCCATCAGCGGATTCGCCGACGGCCCATGACTCTGGGAGACGACATACGATTCCCGCTCGATGACCGGCAGCCCCTCGGCCCAAGGCGGATCGCCGGGGCGCACGTCGGCCTCGCCGTCGAAGATCATCAGGAACGCGTTCTGCCGAGCCCCCCAGAACTGACTCTTGTTCGCCCACTGGATGTTCTGGGTCTGAGCGGGATCTGTGATCAGGCGTCGAGCGAAGTAGCCGCACCTGGTGATCCCGACGATCTGCTGCTGAGCGACACCGGTCCATCCCTCCGGAACTACCAGATCACCCGGCGACACTTGTTGACCGCTCATTATGAGGACGGCGGTGTCGCCGACTCTGGAAGTGGCGCTGAGCGACGTCGCCTCGCCCTTAAACGCCTCGGCATGAGCGAATCCTCGTAACGCGATGTTCATGGTACCCGAATCACGAGAGTCCCCTCGGGCGTTCCCGGGGGAACGGGGTCCGTGACGCCGAGGCGGAGGAAGCCCCCGCCCGATGCCCCGGTTCCGGAGGAGAGGAGGTCGTCGGGAGTCAGACTTCCAGCGAGCATTCGCATCTCGGTGTCGAACTGACCCTCGTTCGACTCGATGTTGTAAT